GAGCCGACGCCGCAATGCTCGCCGACATGCTCGGAAGTCTTGCAGAAGAAGCTCGATATTATGCTGGACGAGCTGACGAAAGCCACAGGGCAGGAATGACGTGTGAGCGGATTTACGAATCAGTGAGGGTATCTAATAACCAATAGGTGATTCATGCTGCTAGTTTTCATTCTCTTGTCGATATGGCTCTGCCGGCAACATGAGGAACGTCGCTGGCCTTCGGTCGGCTTTAATGTCTCACTGCTGATGCTCGCAACTGAGCGTCCGGCGCGCGGTAAAGGGCTGCGTTGAGATAAGAGCCTAATCATTACAGCAGGCATTCACTGAGTGCCTGTGATAATGCACCCTGAAGGATAATCAAATGTGTAATCTCCCCTTAGTCTTTTTCGCGTATCCGACAGCGTTCTTCATGCTGCTGGCAATTTCAATCACCCTAAACGGTTGCATGTTATGGGCACGAGCTAAGGGCAAGTAATCGCCTCATCAAAAGGTGTTTTATGAAATTTGAGAATAATTCTGGTGACTCAGTCACCATGAGCGAGAAGGGCGTCGTTGTTAATATGGCGAACGGTGGGCGCATCACCATCGGTAATTGGGGAGATAGCGGCAACAATGTATCAAAGCCCTTGCCACCACTTACACCTGATGAAGAAAAGTATGGGCGTGGTCTCTGCCTGTTGCCTGCTGGTTGGGAAGACTTAAGCGGCGGCGAGTCGTGGCAGGCACATCTGAGCGACGAGCTACGAGCTCAATGGCCTGAACTCAGCCGTGAACAGAAAATGGCTATCGCTCACACCATCGGTGAACTGTCCGATGAGTTGACCAACGCAGCTTACGAGCGCTCCTGGTAGCACCCATCCGCGCCTCGCACGCGCACATCAAAGAGAGTCTTTCAGTAGTGAGCCTGGGCAATCCGTTTGCTCTTGGGCGGTATTGCCGTGCGACAGGCTCACACCTAAAAGGAGAATTCGATGCAATTTCCGCAAGTATTAACGACACCGAAACCTTGGGGCATTCAGGTTAAATGGCAATGGCCAGAGGGTAGTGCTCAGTATTCCCATATTGAAATTCAGTATCTCTATTCAGATGGTGACCTTAGGGGGCGAATTCTCGGATGGCCTTGTGAAAGTATGACTATTGGCGGCCTAAAGGCAGGCGAACGCCTGCAGATTCGCCTGCGCCCGATTGATAAAAATGGCGCAGTTCGTGAATGGACTCAGGGTGACTGGATAGAAGGAGTTGCATCAAGTGATGCAGGAGATTACCTCGAAGCAATGACCGTTGGCAGTGATATCCGCTTAATGGCCACCTTTAGCGTACCAAAATTTAAAATCGAAAACGGTCAGATCTTCATCAATAACGCTTTTATTTCGCCGGGAACCAGCAACGCGTCAGAAACGCCGAAGGTGAAGGCCAGTAATAGCAACATCGATGTAGGTAAGATTCTTGACGATATATGGAAAAGTGGCCGCCCATGTATGGGGGATGCTGTGAATGCTCTGGCTCGGGCTATAGCAAATGCCAGGGCATGCTCTCAAACCTATAAGCAACATGCGAGCGGCGGTGAAACAACCGCATCTACATATACCGTATCTATCGGTATTAACTGCAACGGTAAGACTCATACCTCTGGCATCGGTAGCAACATCGATAGCATTCTGAAAAATGCACTGGCGAATGAGAAAGCAATGTCTGATTTTGAAGAGGCTGTCCGCAAGGCCATTCACAAAGAGTTCCTGCCTGGTGGTCTGCTCTGGAATCGGTGTGGACGCTGACAGGAGGGTATATGCAGGTCACTATTGATGGTGTGCATTATGCCCCGGCCAGTAACACCACTTCCAGAATCGGCATAGCGATTTCAACGCATAATCGCGCAGACGTACTGAAACGCGCATTGTCACAGCACATGCAGTTTATACCCGCTGGCGCGCTGGTGGTCGTTATCGATGATGGTTCAAAACCTGCTGCGGTAGTGCCTGACGGCGTGCAGCTGATTCGCCATGAAACATCGCTCGGTATTGTTGCCTCTAAGAACGCCAGCCTGTCAGCTCTGATGGATGCCGGCTGCGAGCATCTTTTTCTGTGGGACGATGATGCCTGGCCCATCGCTGATAACTGGCATCTGCCTTATATCGAATCACCAGAACCGCACCTGGCTTACCAGTTTCTCGATCTGGCTGGCCGCAATAAGCTGAACGACATGTCTGTGCTGTATCGGGATGATAAGCACATCGCTTACACCGGACAGCGTGGCGTAATGCTTTACTACCACCGCAGCGCGATAGAGAAGGTTGGTGGTTTCGATCCGGTTTATGGTCGCGGCATGTACGAGCACAGCGACCTCGCCCTGCGCATCCATAACGCAGGACTGACTACGTGGGTTTATGCTGATGTCCTCGGTTCAGACAAGCTGATTCATTCCCTCGATGAGCATGAAGCGGTGGAGCGTTCGGTACCGAGGCCCGACCGCCAGGCGCTTGTGGAACGTAATGTGAAGATCCACAACGAACGACGTGATACCGGCTTTACCGGTTACGTTGAATATCGGCGTCAGCGCGACGTGGTTATAACTACGTTACTGACCAGCCAGCCTGACCCTCAACGCGGCACGAAAATGACGGCCTCACCTGACATGCTGATCAAGTGGGTGGCCTCGCTTCGACAGTGTGGCCGCATCGCGCTGGTGGATGAACTGCAGACGGCACCGGCAGACGTTGAGCTTTACCGCGTTCCTGACTTGAAGATGAATGTCTACTTCCGACGCTGGCTGCATATCTGGCAGCATCTGCGCGATCACCCTGAATACCGGTTCGTCTGGTGTACAGATGGTACCGATGTCGAAATGCTTCGCGCACCTTGGGAAGAAATGCAGGCCGGGAATGTTTATGTCGGTTCTGAACCGAAGACATACGCTGATACCTGGGCAAAGCAAAATCATCCGGAGCGTATCTATCAGGAGTTCATCGAAGCACACCGCAACGATGTGATGCTTAACGCTGGTCTGCTGGGTGGCACCCGCGCTGATGTAATGGCGTTCGCCCACGGCATTATCCGCCTTTACTACCGGATCGAGAGTTATCGTTTCTGGAAGAAAGAACAGGCTGGCGCGGCGGTGGGTGACATGATGGCGTTCGGCATTGTTGCACAGTCATTTGCTGACAGGCTTGTCACTGGCCCTCTGGTGCACACCGTGTTCAAAACTAACGGCATCGGCAAGGAGGCCGCATGGTGGAAACACAAGTGAAGTTTGTTGTGGTTGGCCATCACTCTCGCATAGGTCGTGCGCAACGACTTGCCGCTCTGCTGGATGCTCATTTGCTTATTGATGACGGTAACCGCGGCGCGAACTGGAATCATCGCCGCGCGCTGGAGTGGGCTGCATGCCAACCCTGTAGGGTAGTGGTGCTGGAAGATGACGCGCTTCCTGTGCAGGGCTTCACCGATAAGGTAACTGAATGGCTGGTGCGCTTCCCTGAAGAGATGCTGAGCTTTTATCTCGGTACCGGCCGACCGCCGCAGTATCAGAAAGAGATTGCCGGAATGCTGGTGGATGCGGATCGCGTCTGTGGTGACCACATCGTATTAAGCAAGCTGATTCACGGCGTATGTTATAGCCCTCCTCGGGGAAGTTTGGCGCGCATGCTCAGCACATGGAACAAAACGCTGGCAGCTGATTACGCCGTCGGTGAGGCATTCAGTGGTCGGGTGATTTATCCGTGTTACTCACTGGTGGATCACGCTGACCTCCAGACGGTTGAGCGTCACCCTGACAACGAGCCGAGGACAGAACGCCGGCGAGCATGGAGACTGGCATGAACAAAGAGCCCCGCGTATATGGCAGCCGATGGGATAAGGCCCGTCTACGTTTCCTGCAGCAGCACCCACTATGTGTGATGTGCGAGCAGCAGGGGCGCATTACCCCAGCAACAGTAGTTGACCATATCGAGCCTCACAAACTTAAAGATGCGCTTAAGTCAGGCAACCCGCTGACCATATCGAAAGCACAACTCCTGTTCTGGAGTAAAGAGAACTGGCAGCCGCTATGCAAAGCACATCATGACTCAACGAAACAGAGAATGGAGAAGAGTGGCGCGGTTGTAGGCTGTGATGCCAACGGCTACCCGCTCGATCCTGCATCTCACTGGAGTGCGCAATGACACAAGACCAGCAAACCATTCTGATGTTTAAGGGGCTGATTGCCTCACTGCCTGAAGAAAGTCAGACGAAGGTTAAACAGGCTGAGAAAGTTATCCGCCAGTTATTGTGCGATTACCCTGACGGTGAGGCGACGATTGCTCTTGGTCTGGTTGGCGCCGAGCTGCAATGCGATGGCATCGAACAAGTGAGCAAGTGAAATCATTCCACCTGCGGCAACATCAGTTGAGAATGAATCTCATCAGGGCTAGGGGGGGATCAAATCTTCAAAACCTTTGCCCCAAATGACCGCCGCCAAAGTTTGATTTTAACGCTAACCCGATTTTTTTAGTTTTAAGGTGTTGACATATGGCAGATAAACGAACCCGTTCCGATAGTTCGGCGGCAGCGGTTCAGGCCATGAAAAATGCAGCAGTGGACACCATCGATCCTCCGTCCCATGCAGGTTTGGAAAAAAAAGCCGAACCATTCTGGCATGACAATATCAGATCGAAAGCTCTGGACAGTTGGACGCCGGCCGACCTTCTGGCCGCTGTAGAACTGGCAAATAACCAGCTCTATATCACGGTTTTGCGTAAGGATTTACGCAAAGAAGAGCGAACACGCGGAGAGGGCCGCGAAGAAGGGCTTATCAAAGACCTCCGCAAGCAAATTGTTGAGCTGCAGAGAACTATTCTGGCCCAGCGCCGTGACCTCCAGATCCATTCCCACGCAACCAACGGTGAAAGCCGCGACCAGAAGAAACGCAATCAGAATGATCGTGATGCACGAAATACCAAAACCGAGCATCAGGACCAGGATGACAACCTGATCGCCTTTCCCAAGCACGGATAAAAGACTATGACGCGAGGTGAGCGTGTAATAGCGTTCATTGAGCGCTTTTGCATCGTGCCGGAAGGCAAGCTTATCGGCCAGCCTATGCGGTTGGACCCCTTTCAGAAAGATTTCATCCTGGCGGTTTACGACAATCCAGCCGGAACGGATATGGCGATCCTCAGCATCGCCCGAAAAAACGGTAAAACAGGCTTAATCGCTGGAATCCTCCTGGCTCACCTGGTGGGGCCTGAAGCGGTCCAGAACACGCAGATTGTCAGCGGTGCACTTAGCCGGGAGCAGGCGGCCATCGTTTTTAACCTCGCGGTGAAGATGGTCAACCTGAACCCTAAACTGCAGGAGATTGTTCACATTACGCCAAGCGGCAAAAAGCTGATTGGTTTGCCGTGTAACGTCGAATACAAGGCTTTATCCGCAGAAGGTAAGACGACGCACGGCCTTTCCCCCATTCTGGCCATTCTTGATGAAACCGGGCAGGTTAGGGGGCCGCAGGATGATTTTATCGATGCAATAACTACTGCGCAGGGGGCCCATGAAAACCCGCTGCTGATTGTTATTAGTACGCAGGCAGCAAACGATGCTGACCTGCTGAGCATCTGGATTGATGATGCGGTCAAATCGAAAGATCCGCACATCGTGTGCCACGTTTATGAAGCGCAAAAGGACGCTGATATCAGTAAACGCGAGTCCTGGCTGGCTGCGAACCCGGCACTGGGAACATTCAGGTCAGAAAAAGACATGGCGCGCCAGGCCGAGAAAGCAGGCCGAATGCCAAGCTTCGAAAACACCTTTCGAAATCTCAACCTCAATCAGCGCGTTTCTACCGTATCGCCGTTTATCTCCCGCAGCGTGTGGGAGCTTTGCGGAGAGATGCCGATTAACACCCCGAGGAAGTGGTACGCGGGGCTGGATCTGTCAGCCAGGAACGACTTAACGGCGCTGGTTATCGCTGGCGAAGCAGATGATGGTGTCTGGGATGTTTTTCCCTTCTTCTGGACACCGCAAAAGACTCTTGAAGAGCGAACCAAAACCGACCGCGCACCCTATGATGTTTGGGTGAGAGAAGGGCTGCTGCGCACCACGCCAGGCGCTTCGGTTGATTACTCATTCGTCGTTGCGGATATCGCTGAAATTATCGGTGATTTCGACCTTACCTCGATGGCTTTTGACCGCTGGCGCATTGACCAGTTCAGGAAGGATGCCGATGTCATTGGGCTGAGCCTCCCGCTGGTCGAGTTCGGCCAGGGCTTTAAGGATATGGGGCCAGCTGTAGACACGCTGGAGTCTCTGATGCTTAACGGGCGCGTGAGGCATGGCATGCACCCCGTATTAACGATGTGTGCTGTGAATGCGGTGGTGGTGAAAGATGCTGCAGGCAACCGCAAGCTCGATAAGTCCAAAGCAACAGGCCGTATTGATGGCATGGTCGCAATGACAATGTCCGTTGGTGCTGCTAATGGGGAAGTTACCGAACAGGGTGGTGACTTCGATGACTTCATTTTCCGACCGCTGAGCATGTGATGGAAGAACCTAAATACACGATTGACCTGCGAACCAATAACGGCTGGTGGGCAAGGCTGCAGTCCTGGTTTGTCGGCGGGCGTTTAGTCACCCCAAATCAGGGCTCACAGACGGGGCCTGTTTCGGCCCACGGACACCTGGGCGATTCATCCATTAACGATGAACGGATACTGCAAATTTCGACGGTTTGGCGCTGCGTGAGCCTGATTTCAACGCTCACGGCATGCTTACCGCTTGATGTCTTCGAAACCGACCAGAATGACAACCGCAAAAAAGTGGGTTTGAGCAATCCGCTGGCGCGACTGCTGCGCTACTCACCGAATCAGTACATGACCGCCCAGGAATTCAGGGAGGCCATGACGATGCAGCTTTGTTTCTACGGTAACGCGTATGCACTGGTGGACCGCAACAGCGCGGGTGACGTGATCAGCCTTCTCCCGCTTCAGTCTGCCAATATGGATGTGAAACTCGTCGGAAAAAAAGTGGTTTATCGCTATCAGCGCGACAGCGAATACGCCGACTTTTCGCAGAGAGAGATTTTTCACCTTAAAGGCTTCGGATTCACCGGGCTGGTCGGCCTGTCCCCCATTGCTTTTGCCTGTAAATCGGCAGGTGTGGCAGTTGCGATGGAGGACCAGCAGCGAGATTTCTTTGCCAATGGCGCCAAGTCTCCGCAAATCCTCTCAACCGGCGAAAAAGTGCTAACTGAACAGCAGCGCTCGCAGGTCGAAGAGAACTTTAAAGAGATCGCCGGCGGCCCGGTTAAAAAACGCCTCTGGATTCTGGAAGCGGGCTTTTCCACATCGGCAATTGGCGTAACGCCGCAGGATGCCGAAATGATGGCGTCCCGAAAATTTCAGGTAAGTGAACTGGCGCGATTCTTTGGCGTACCGCCTCACCTTGTCGGCGACGTCGAGAAATCAACGAGCTGGGGATCGGGCATCGAGCAGCAGAATCTCGGCTTCCTGCAGTACACCCTGCAGCCCTATATCTCCCGGTGGGAAAACAGCATTCAGCGGTGGCTTATTCCTGCTAAGGATGTTGGCCGCATTCATGCTGAGCACAATCTCGACGGCCTGCTGAGGGGCGATTCGGCATCCCGCGCTGCCTTTATGAAGGCAATGGGTGAGGCAGGGCTACGCACCATCAACGAGATGCGACGAACGGACAACCTCCCGCCATTACCGGGTGGCGATGTGGCAATGCGCCAGTCGCAATACGTGCCGATCACCGATTTAGGAACCAACAAAGAGCCCCGTAATAACGGGGCTTAATTTTTATGGGGGCCGTAATGCCTGAGATCGTAAAAACGCTGTCCTTCGACGAGACAGAAATCAAATTCACCGGTGACGGTAAGCAGGGGATTTTTGAAGGCTACGCCTCTGTTTTTAATAACACCGATTCCGATGGCGACATCATTCTGCCCGGGGCGTTTAAAAACGCACTGGCGAACCAGACCCGCAAAGTGGCGATGTTTTTCAACCACAAGACGTGGGAGCTGCCGGTTGGTAAATGGGACAGCCTGGCCGAAGACGAAAAAGGCCTTTATGTGCGCGGTCAACTTACCCCAGGGCACAGCGGCGCCGCCGACCTGAAAGCGGCAATGCAGCACGGTACGGTTGAAGGTATGTCGGTTGGCTTTTCCGTTGCGAAAGACGATTACACCATCATTCCAACAGGCCGCATTTTTAAGAATATCCAGGCTCTGCGTGAAATCAGCGTCTGCACTTTCCCCGCCAACGAACAGGCTGGCATCGCAGCCATGAAGAGTGTCGACGGCATTGAAACAATTCGTGATGTGGAGAACTGGCTGAGGGATTCAGTCGGACTCACCAAATCACAGGCAGTTGGGCTAATAGCCCGGTTTAAGTCAGCGATTCGGAGCGAGTCCGAGGGCGACGGAAACGAAGCACAAATCAACGCTCTGCTTCAGAGCATCAAATCTTTCCCTTCTAATTTAGGTAATTAATTATGTCTGAACTCGCTCTCATTCAAAAAGCAATCGAAGAATCCCAGCAGAAAATGACCCAGCTGTTCGATGCGCAGAAAGCTGAAATCGAAAGCACGGGCCAGGTTTCCAAACAGCTGCAGTCCGACCTGGCAAAAGTACAGGAAGAACTGTCCAAATCCGGTACGCGCCTCTTCGATCTTGAACAGAAACTGGCTTCTGGTGCTGAAAATCCGGGTGAGAAGAAATCCTTCTCTGAACGAGCTGCCGAAGAGCTCATCAAGTCATGGGACGGTAAACAGGGCACCTTCGACGCGAAGACGTTTAACAAGTCTCTCGGCAGTGATGCTGATTCTGCTGGCTCACTGATCCAGCCGATGCAGATCCCTGGCATCATCATGCCGGGCCTGCGCCGTCTGACTATTCGTGACCTGCTGGCTCAGGGCCGCATTTCCAGTAACGCTCTGGAATATGTGCGTGAAGAGGTGTTTACCAATAACGCCGACGTAGTGGCCGAGAAAGCGCTGAAACCTGAATCGGATATTACCTTCAGCAAGCAAACCGCGAACGTGAAGACCATCGCCCACTGGGTGCAGGCGTCACGTCAGGTTATGGACGATGCTCCAATGCTGCAGTCATACGTCAACAACCGCCTCATGTACGGTCTGGCGCTGAAGGAAGAAGGCCAGCTGCTGAACGGCGACGGTACCGGGGATAACCTGGAAGGTCTGAACAAAGTGGCAACCGCCTACGACACCTCGCTGAATGCCACTGGCGACACCCGCGCTGACATTATCGCTCACGCTATTTATCAGGTGACCGAATCTGAGTTTAGCGCTTCCGGTATCGTTCTGAACCCGCGCGACTGGCACAACATTGCGCTGCTGAAAGACAATGAAGGCCGTTATATTTTCGGCGGCCCTCAGGCGTTTACCAGCAACATCATGTGGGGGCTGCCGGTAGTTCCTACTAAGGCACAGGCCGCCGGTACCTTTACGGTTGGCGGTTTCGATATGGCCTCTCAGGTGTGGGATCGCATGGATGCCACCGTGGAAGTCAGCCGTGAAGACCGCGATAACTTCGTGAAAAACATGCTGACCATCCTGTGCGAAGAGCGCCTGGCGCTGGCGCACTATCGCCCGACGGCAATCATCAAGGGCAGTTTCTCTTCTGGCTCATGATGGAGGGGGCGGGGTGATCCCGCCCTTTTAACGTATGGCGATAGATGTTCTGGATGTAATTGGCCTCAGCCTGTTTAAGCAGCAGATTGAATTTGAGGAAGACGACAGGGACGAGCTGATCACCCTGTACGCTCAGGCCGCTTTTGACTACTGCATACGCTGGTGCGATGAACCAGCTTGGAAAGTTGCAGATGATATTCCTGCAGCCGTTAAGGGCGCCGTTCTCCTTGTCTTTGCTGACATGTTTGAACACCGCACCGCGCAAAGCGAAGTACAGCTATATGAGAACGCTGCAGCAGAACGCATGATGTTCATCCATCGCAACTGGCGCGGTAAATCTGAACCTGAGGAGGGCTCCTGATGGAACCTGGACGATTCAGGCACCGGGTAAAAATTCTCACCTTCACGACTTCGCGCGATCCATCTGGTCAGCCGGTTGAATCGTGGACTGGTGGCAACCCGGTCCCGGCTGAGGTAAAGGGGATCAGCGGCAGAGAGCAGCTTTCAGGCGGCGCGGAAACGGCGCAGGCAACCATTCGCGTCTGGATGCGATTCAGGTCAGAGCTGAATGCCTCTTCTCGTCTGGAAGTGCTCAGCGGCCCGTATAAAGGTCAGGTGCTAAATATCATCGGTCCTCCTGTAGCAAATGCGACCGGCAATCGCCTGGAAATTCTTTGCAAAACGGGAGCTGAAAAATGATTGAGACGAGTCTCATTTTTTCCGGGTTGAATGACATCGCAAAGGACCTGGAGGCGCTTAGCCGCGCTGAGAACAACAAGGTCCTGCGCGACGCCACACGCGCTGGGGCCGAAGTGCTTAAGGAAGAAGTGATCGCCCGCGCACCAGTGCGTACCGGGAAACTGAAAAAAAACGTGGTGGTGCTGACCCAAAAAAGCCGCCGCCGCGGGGAAATTTCTTCAGGCGTTCATATCCGTGGGCGCAACATGCGAACCGGTAATAGCGACAACACCATGAAAGCCAGCGATCCGAGAAATGCGTTTTACTGGCGGTTCGTTGAGATGGGAACGGTAAATATGCCACCGCATCCTTTCGTTCGTCCCGCGTTCGATGTTCGCCAGGAACAGGCGACGGAGGTCGCGATCAGGCGCATGAATCAGGCCATTGATGAGGCATTAAGCAAATGACGGAAGACGATCTCTATCCTCTGCTGAAACAGCTGGCTGGAGGGCAGGTTTATCCCTACGTTGCGCCGCTTGGCAGTGACGGGAAACCTTCAATTTCACCGCCGTGGGTAATCTTCTCGATCATAACTGATGTGGCCGCTGACGTTCTCTGCGGTCAGGCTGAATCTGCCGTTTCCGTGCAGGTTGATGTTTATTCCAGCACCATCACTGAAGCACGCACTCTCAGGAATATGGCGCTTGATGCCCTGCAGGTGCTGAAGCCGGGAAACATTGTCAAAACGCCAGGTTATGAGCCTGATCTGTGCTATCACCGGGCGACGCTCGAATTTCAGGTCACCGTCTGACCAGACCTAAACCATACCACCCGCTCCGGCGGGTTTTTTATTTCAGGAGACAGTTATGTCCTCACTTTATGAAAAATCACAGGGTACGAAGATTCAGATCACTTCTGTCCCGGCAACGCCAGAAACGGTCGGTTCTGCAACCTATCTGGATTTGCAGTGCACCATTAAAGAGGTGCAGTTCACTGGCGGTCAGAAACAGGATATCGACGTCACGACCCTGTGTTCTACAGAACAGGAAAACATTAACGGCCTGGGCGCTCAGTCAGAAATCTCCCTGTCAGGTAACTTTTACTCAAACCCTGCACAGGATGCTCTGCGTGATGCGTATGACAATGACACCACATACGGTTTCAAAATCATTTTCCCTTCGGGGATCGGCTTCCAGTTCCTGGCTGAAGTTCGCCAGCACACCTGGTCATCAGGTACAAACAGCGTCGTGGCCGCCACATTCTCGCTGCGTCTGAAGGGCAAGCCCCAGAAAATTGATCCGGGTTCATAAGGAGTAACCGATGAAATCTATTAAGGAGCTCGCGCTGTCGCGTCAGTCCGCATTCCGCCACGTTACTGTTGAAGTGCCGGAATGGGATGGAGTAAAAATTATGCTCAGGGAACCATCAGCAGAAGCATGGTTGCACTGGCAGGACGTGATTAAACCGGGTGATACTGATGGTGAGTTGTCCGTGTCAGAACGTGCGCACCGCAATCTTCGCGCCGATGTCACACTGTTTATTGACGTTTTGTTTGACGAACAGGGTGAACCGGTATTCAGCAAAAATGATTTTGCCGATGTTGAAGCGGTGTATGGCCCTGTTCATGCGCGGTTGCTGCGCCAGGCTCTTAATCTGACTACTGACCCGAAGGAAGCTGAGGGAAAGTAGCACAGCCCGGCATGCGGTTTCTGATGTCGCTTGCGCTCCGCATGGGGCGCACGCTATCAGAGCTTCGGGATACCATGTCTGCCAGTGAGCTCAGGCTTTGGGCTGAGTTTGATAAGCACAGTCCGATTGGTGACATCCGGGGAGACATTCAGGCGGCGCAGATTGCAACGGCTGTGTTCAATGCTCAAGGTGCAAAAGCCACGATGAGCGACATGCTGCTGCGCTGGCAGCGTGATCCTGATGAAGAAGGTGCAGACCCGTTTGCCGGGCTTGAGGCGGCGCTAACTGCTGCGACACAATAATTGCTTCACATGTCTTCAATGTGGCGATACGCTCTTTCCTTAAGAAAAGGAGGCGTTATGGAACCACTGGTAGTAGTGTTTGGAATATTCGGCTGGCTGATAAATTTAATTGTGATTTTTTATTTATTACGGTTTAGCACAAGGGCAAATGAACAAGTTGAAGCCCTTAAAGAGATAAATAAAAAGCAAGATGCGCAAATAGATTTATTAATACAAGTCGCTCACCAAAGAAAAGACAGTTTATAACTCAAGACCCGCTATCAAGCGGGTTTTTTTATGGGTGAAATTATGGCTACGTTGCGCGAACTGATCATCAAAATATCAGCAAACTCTCAGTCATTCCAGTCAGAAATTTCTCGTGCTTCAAGAATGGGCAATGACTATTACCGGGTAATGCAGACTGGAGGACGCCAAGCGGCCGCAGCTTCGCGGGAGACTCAGCGTGCCTTGGCTGAGGTAACTAGTCAAATAAACACCGCGAAGGCCTCAGCACTGGGGATGGCGGGTGCATTTGCTGGAGCATTTGCAACTGGTCATCTTATATCGCTGGCCGATGAATGGAGCTCTGTTAATGCCAGACTGAAGCAGGCTTCTCAGTCGTCTGATGATTTCAAGGAGTCTCAGCGTGCACTGATGGATATTAGCCAACGAACCGGAACCGCCTTTTCTGATAATGCGAGCCTATTTGCGCGTTCCGCTGCATCAATGCGTGAATATGGATACAGTTCACAGCAAGTGCTGGACGTAACCGAGGCTATTTCCACTGGACTGAAATTATCCGGGGCCAGCACGTCAGAAGCAAGTTCAGTTATCACCCAGTTTAGTCAGGCATTAGCTCAGGGAGTGCTGCGGGGCGAGGAATTCAACTCGGTTAACGAAAACGGTGATCGAGTGATACGCGCGCTGGCCGCTGGGATGGGAGTGGCCCGTAAGGATCTGAAGGCAATGGCCGATCAGGGGCTGCTAACTTCTGATAAAGTTGTTCCGGCCCTTATTAGCCAACTTGGCACTATGCGCGGTGAATTCGAGGCAATGCCGCAGACCGTGTCTGCTGCAACGACAAAAATTGAAAACGCTTTTATGGCATGGGTCGGTGGCGCGAATGAAGCCACTGGTGCGACAAGTACTCTTGTTGCTGTATTGAATACAGTTTCTGACAATATCGACACTGTGGCTACGGCTGCCGGAGCTTTGGCTGCAATAGGTGGAGCTCGCTATCTTGGAGGGATGTTTGGCGATCTTGGGAACCAGACGGCGCAATTAATAGATGCCAGAAAGAACGAAATTGCGCTCGCATCTGCAAGGGCTGAATCTGCTACCCAATCACAACGAAAGGCGGCTGCAGATGCAATTGCTGCCGAGCGTGCTTATCAGCTCTCGCTATCCGAGCTGGAACTTGCAAAAAACACAAATGCAGAAGCGACAGCTACACAAAACTCTATTGCCAAAAGGCGCGCAATGATAGCCGCCAATGCTACTCTCGTTCAGTCAAATAGAGCAGTTTCAGCGTCGCAAGAAGCACTCAACCGATCAACATCGGTAATGAATTTGTTCAAATCTGGCGCCACTGGTCTTTTGTCGTTAGTAGGTGGTTTGCCAGGAATTTTAATGTTAGGTGCTGGTGCGTGGTACACGATGTATCAACGCCAAGAACAAGCCAGGGAATCTGCAATCCAATATGCGGACACAATCGAGCAGGTACGAGATAATCTGAAATCAATGTCTCAGACGCAGATATCCGCCAACCTCGGACAGGCGAATATTTCACTGGATGCTCAGAATAGTGCGATTGAACAGCAGAAGCAGAAAGTTGCTGAATTATCCAATCAACTTTATAACGCAAAATTAGCAGCCAATTCTGCTTCAGAGGGAACGTGGCTGTATAACGATGCGGTTGAGAAAGCTGCAGACTTTGCTTCAGAACTTGCTGTTGAAGAAGGCCGACTTGAGCAAATGCTCAATAAAAGAAAGCAAACACAACAGTTAATAAACGACATAACTGATCAGGCTATAAATAAAACAGTAGAAATGGCTGGCGCCGTCAGTTCTCTTACAGAGATGTATGACCGGCTGAACAAGGTTTCCAGACAGTCTACAGCAGTGTCCCCACCAAAATATGCAGGACCTGTACTTCCTGCGCTTGATAATAAGCAGCAGCAAGCCATAGACAAGGCGCAGCGACAGCTTGAGTTGTCCGGCCTTAAGGGATTGGACAAAACCCGTAGACAGGCTGAATTCGATGCATCTGACCTTAATCTTCCGGCTGGTTGGCGTGAAAAGTATGTCAGCATGGAAGTTGAGTCTGCCAGGCAATTGCAAGTAATCCGTGACTCCAGCCGCCATAAGGGCGGGAAATCCGAGGCTGAAAAAACAGCTGATACCTATGACAAGCTGATAAAACAGCAGAAAGAGCAGATCGCGCTGGCAGGTCAGAATACCGAACTGGCAAAACTGAAATACCAGGTGAGCCAGGGGGAACTGGCGACTCTTACAGAGGCCCAGAAACAAACTCTGCTGCAAAATGCTGCACTTATTGATCAGCGGAAAATTCGGGAACAACTGGCAGCATATGAAGCAAACCTTGCTGATGCCAACGCCAGCGCACGCGCATCAAACCAGGCTGAACTCACTGGGTACGGGCAGGGTAGTCGTATGCGTGAGCGTATGCAGGAAATGCTACGTATCAGGGAGGAATTTCAGCAGAAAAACGTTGATCTCCAGCGTCAATATCAGTCTGGCGATATCACGGAAGATCTGTATCGACAGGAATTGGACCTGAATAAAAGCTATCTCGATGAGCGCCTGCGTGATCAACAGGGATTCTATACTGCATCAGATGCCCAGAGGAGCAACTGGGCCGCCGGCATGAAAGAGGGCTTTGCTAACTGGGCAGATACTGCGTCGGATTATGCCTCACAATCTGCTGATCTGGTTAACAACAGCATGTCTGGGCTTGTGGGGAATATTTCTGAAGCGCTGGCCGGTAACAAAGTTGACTGGGAGGACTGGTCAAAATCGGTACTGGCATCCATGCAGAAAATTATCCTTAACGCGATGATCGTCAATTCGCTGCAGTCTTCTATGGGCGGTGGTGGATTCCTGGGCGGATTGTTTGGCGGCTCTGCTGGCGGGTCCACACCGTCAGGTTCTTACAACTCTGCGGCATCAGGTCTTCAGCTCAACGCTAAGGGGGGCGCTTACGCTTCCGCCAGCCTCAGTGCTTACAGTAACAGCATTGTCAGATCACCGACATACTTTGCTTTTGCGAAAGGCGCTGGGCTGATGGGGGAGGCTGGCCCGGAAGCCATCATGCCACTCACACGCTCTGCGGATGGTTCGCTCGGTGTTCGGGTAACCGGGGCGCAAACCTCACCAGCGGGAAGTGGTGAAATAAATATTACCCAGCATTTCACCATTTCCGGTAATGGCGACGCCGCGCTGAAGCAAGCAATGCAGGAGGCCGCCGCTAAGGGCGCCAGAGATGGTGCCAAGCTGGCAAGACAGGAGATGATGAGCGATTTTCAGACCAACGGTCAGGGCAGGCGAATGCTTGGCGTTTAATCACTCTTTTATTTATTAATAAGCCGAAAGGCGGGAGATTATTATGACTTTAGAACAACGTGTGGAAGTGCTGGAATTCAAGGTGGAGTTTCCAGAAAAGAATGGGGCAGGTTTTACTATGAATAAAGACTTAGCCATGAAATTCATACAATACATCGGTAGCAATGTGTCGGTAAATATCGGTTCAAAAACGCTGGCTAACATTCCATACAGTGAAGAATTAACACCGCATTTTACTTTGGAGGGATATAAGTTGCGTGCGAAAGAGTATGCTGAAAATGTTGTAGCAAAGATTATGGATGCGGCCCAGAAGCAAGCCGCATTAATTCATGACAAAGAAATTGATAACGCCCCCAACTTTAGCGGCGTACTTACTGCTGGTCGGTAAATGAGAACCTGCTAATCAAGTCAGCTAATCCAACAAGAGCTTTGGCTACAGGTGGGTTTTTAACTTCATTTAACTTTGCATCTGCATTCAACGCATTGATAATAGAGGGTTTAATGTCTGAATGTTTAGCAGATAAATTTGTGATTGTGTAAGCCAAGGTTGCCTCAATTACCGAGGTTCTTGCTTTGAGTTCTTCAAACTCTTCTTTTGAAATCGACATTTTATTTACATTCCTTATTCAGAGGTAATCAGCCATCCCTCTTTACCTGAGTGCGCCAGTGTCCCACCACTGACGGGCTGAACTCACACATTAACCAGGGTTATCAATGAGCAACACCCTGATATTTAAACAGCAGCGCCAGTTCGCGCAAACTATTCAGGAGTCTTTATGGCTGCGCTTGAATGGCCGGATGATGTATGCCCGGCGTCGCTTACCTGGCGGCCCGAAAGTAACACCAAAACCTTTCGCTCTCCCTTTAATGGAGCATCCCAGACCGTGCGGTTTCCGGGTACCCGGTGGATTTGCTCTCTGACCTTTAACAACCTGACGGATGATAAGTCCCGGCGAATTGACGCACTGGTGGCTGAACTTGATGGTGAGTATGGAAGGGTAAAAATCAGAGACTGGGGGCGCAATGGGAGAGCGCCTGCAGGTTCGCCTGTTGTCTCTGATGCCGATCAGACAGGAATGGAACTGAATACCAAAGGTTGGTTACCTGGCAAAACGGTTCTCATTACCGGCGATTACATCACCGTGAATGATGAACTGAAGATAGTCACAGCAGATGTAACCAGTTCCCCATCAGGGAATGCCGTTATACCTATTGCGCCAATGCTCCGGTCGTCGCCAGCCCCCAATGCCCCCGTTGAGGTGGAAAACCCTTTTGGTATTTTCAAGCTGAAGGATAACCAGCAAGGAACCGGCAACCGGATACCTGGTGTCTTTACCAGCTATACGCTTGAATTTGAGGAGGCGTTTTAATGTTGTACTCCCCTTTTTCTGACTCGATGGTGGACTGCCTTTCTCGTGATCGCGTTACCGCTGTCATTGCCGCCAATATCCAGTTTGAGTCAGGTACGGTGTATGTCCATTCGGGAACCGGAACGCTGGTTCTCGATGGTTACGTTTATTACGGGATGGGGCGCATGGGGGCCGTTGATGATGTCGGGGAAACCAACACAACGAGCCCCACGCAGTTAAAGCTCACGCTCTCCGGTCTTGATATGTCTCTTTTTGCAACGACGCTTAATGAGCGATGTGTTGGCCGTCAGGCATCAATCTATCTTGTTGCGCTGGACGATGACGGCGTAGTGCAGGTTGCCGACCTGATCTTTAAAGGAAAGGTTTCCGGTACAGGTGCCACCTGTGGCGATAACAATGCTCTTCAATACACCATCAGCAATATTTTTGAGGACTGGCAGAGGCCATTCCCTGATCGCTATACCGATGAGTCGCATCAGGCAGCGGAACCCGGCGACCGTATATTTCGTTACGTCGCCCAGATGGCAGAACGTTCAATTTACTGGGGCAGCAAGAAAGATGCGCCAGGGTTTACTTATTCGTGAGGAAGCATGAAGCATCCAGACTGGCATAACAGATTAATCGCCGTGATAAGGGCCGCTGAAACGCGGCCTTTTTTATGGGGTGAACATGACTGCTGCCTGTTTGCGGCAGACTGCGCGGAAGCAATGACCGGGGATAATTTCGCCGATGGCTGGCGCGGGACCTACGACAGCGAAACAGGTGCAAAAAAAGCGCTGCTGCGCGGTGGCGGTTCGCTTGAGAAGGTTCTGGCTAAATATCTTGACGAAGTGCCCGTGAAGCTGGCCCAGCGCGGTGATATCGCGGTTGTAGAGAATGCCGGTACCCGGTGCGCTGGCGTGATTTATGGTGGTGCCGTATGGGTGCCGGGTGATACGGGGCTGGTTTGCCTGCGGGTCAAGCCCTTGAGTGTGTGGAGGGTTCGCTGATGCCTGCTGCTATTCCTATCATTGCGACTGTCGCCGCAGGCGCCGCGGCAGCCAATGGGGCCTACGCCATAGCAATGGCCATCACCATCGCTGCGCAAGTGGCCACTCAGATGATGACCAAAAAACCATCCCTTGGTTCTTATCGGGACACAGCTGAAAGAAAGCAGGTTTTGCGCGCTGCGGCCAGCCCCAAAACGGTGGTTTACGGAAGGACTGTGTCTGCTGGCACCCTGTTTTTCTCCGAAGAGCAGCCTGGCAACCAGACTGATGGCGAATGGCTACACCTCGCAATTACGCTTGCCGGACATCCGATTTCAGGAACGGGGATTATTTACCTCGGTGATGAGGATATTGGTTCGTTTGGTGCAAATGCTTCGTACGAAGTACATGTAGATCGTCAAACTGCTGATCCATATATGCTTCAGAATTGCCCGTCATGGAAGAGTGACATGATAGGGAAAGGGCTATCATGGTTACGTGTTTCCCTGAAGTATAACGCTGAAAAATTTCCTTCTGGCATTCCAAATATTAAGGTTGAGAAGCTGGGGCGCGCTGTATATGACCCACGCACCGGCGCAACCGTGTACAGCAATAACCTGGCATTATGTGTCCTCGACTATTACCGAAACTATCTGAAGGTTTCTGATGCCGATATTAACTGGGATCAGTTTCAGGAAGCAGCCAACATCTGCGATGAAACAGTTTCCAATGGTGATGGCACGACAGAGAAACGTTATACCCTCAATGGGGAATTCGATCTCAGTGAGAACAAGTCCAGTATTCTGGAGGCGATGCTGGCTGCAGGGGCTGCTGAGCCGACATACATCGCCGGTAAGCACGGTATTCTGGTTGGGGCGTATTACGGCCCGGCGACGGAGGTGATCACTGAAAGCCAGCTGGCTGGTGACATCGAAATCATGCCGGAAGTGTCTCAGTCAGAACGCGTCAACACCATTAATGGTACGTTTATCGACCCGAAACAGACTTATGCCGAGGCTGATTTTCCGGCTGTTTCTGTCAGTGAGTGGGTTGCAGAAGATGGTGTTGAAATATCGCAGGACATGAAACTTCGTTTTGTGACGAGTGAGTTTCAGGCCCAGCGCCTGGCGGATATTAAGCTGAAGCGTACCCGTATTTCACGCACGATGAATCTCACGCTGAATCTGAGCGGCTACCGATACCGTCCTGGTATGTATGTGAAGGTAAACTTTCCGTCGCTCGGTATCGTTAATGTCGAAATGCGCCTCACTGACTGGAAATTTGGTGTGCAGAATGGCGTGCAGATCACCCTGAAGCAGGAGACCGCTGACGTATGGGGTGATGCGGTTGGCAAACCCATTGAGCGCCCTCCGTTTACGCAGTTGCCGCCAGGGGGCGTGGCACAGCCGCAAAACCTGAAATACACCGTTGAAGAAATTGGACAGGTGGTGCAGGGAATACTCTCATGGTCGAACATCGGACAGGTTGTTTATAACAAGGTTGTTATCCGGCGAGGTAACCAGGTCGTTCTTTCTGTACAGGCCCCCGGCTCTTTCACACGGCTTACGGGGTTACCCAAAGACACTTACACTGCACACGTTACCGCGGTTAACCAGATGGGGGCGGAATCCCCGGAGGCTTATCTTGAGTTCAGTATCGAAGCACCGCCACCCCCTTCACATGTGGATATTGAGCAGGGATACTTCGCAATCTCACTGCTTCCACGGCTTGCAGCCATTACCAGCGTATCTACACAATTTGATTTCTGGACTACGGGAGAAATAAAACTCCCTGACACGGCTACCGCAACGGTCGAGGGAAATGCTACGCGAGCGGGTATTGGTACGACCTGGACAAGCAATCAACTGTTGGTTGGCCATACCTATTACTGGTATATCCGCACGATAAATGCTTTTGGGGCGTCTGCATTTATTGAAGTCCCTGCATTATGCGATATGGATACCGGGAGCCTGATTGATTATATCGATGATGGGATCCGTAACTCGGATGCTTTTCAGGGCATCAAGGATGGCGTTGATACTAACACTGAGGGCATTCTTCAAAACGCACTAACCAATGATGCCGTGATTGACCATCAGTGGGCTCAGTACGGCGAGGTTAAAGCAGACATCATCGTTGTTAAAACGACTGTTGCAACGGCAGAAAAAGGGCTTGCGGATCTGTCTACTTACGTTCAGGCACAGATTGGCCCTGAAGGTGAACTGGTATCTGCTGTTAATCAGAAAATGACGGCTGAAGTGTATGACAATGGCACCGCTAAAGCGTCTTACCAGTTAAATTTAGGTATCGTCAGGGATGGTGTTAAATACAACACCGGCTTTGGGATGTCCATTGAGCCAGATGGGATTGGGGGATATAAATCCACGGCGGCGTTTGCTGCGGACCAGTTCGGTATATATACAGGAAGCGATCCGGGAAATTATCAGGCTGCATTTCTGGTTAATAACGGGCAAGTGTTTATTCGAAGTGCGCTTATTCAGGAAGCATCAATTGATTTCGGAAAAATCACGGACTCCCTCCAGTCAGCAAATTTTGTTCCTGGGGTGCGGGGCTGGAGTTTACCAAAAACAGCAGACGCAGAGTTTCATGGAAGACTTTATGCTTCATCCGGCGCATTCAGTTTTAACGGTGTGAATAATACTGTTGTGCTGAATGGGAATGGTGTGACTGTAAACCTTTCAAATGGTGGCCGGATCGTTCTCGGCACATGGTAATAATAATATGGCGAGTGGATTATTAATTGATTTAAATGACGGCCGTCCCATGGCTATTACTGCCGGACTCCGCGCCCCGGTATTCAGTACAGGGGTTGCGGGTGGTTATTATGGTGATGGAAACGAGGTTTCGTATATTAATACGCCGGGCTGGAATGGCGGCTATGAATCGGTCTACATCCCCGTTGAAACTGTAGCCGCTTATGACGTAGGAAGTGACTTGTACCCTACGGTTGCCTACCTGACCAGTGTAACGCAGGAGTCAGGGCGTTTACGCCTTACCTCCGGCTCATCCAGTGGTCGCCCCAGGCGAAAGAACCTGTGGGGCGGGCAGGTCTGGTTTGTTACTCCTGCCAGTCAATCCGGGAACTCTGGTTTACTTATCGAAAGCACTACTGACTTTACTGCTATCCCCACAAATGCCAATCTGGGAAGTTGTGTATGGTATGGCGACGTTAATATAAACGGTGCCTGGAATATACCTGTTGATGGAATGGTATTCGCGTCCTGGGATAATCCCAGCGCGGTGTTATCGCGGATGGGCAATACAATTTATTGCACACTCGACCAGAATATTTATGAAGAAACCAGCGGAAATATTTGGGTACGCATTGCGATATTCGGGAATGCTGCCCCTTATGCCGGAACCGGACTTAATTATTTCAACGCCGCAGGGCAGTGTACTTTCTCAACCACCCGTAAACCTTTTGTGATTCAGGGCTTTTTCTACCCGTCGACTAACTGGCAGGGAATTGGCGGCATGGTCCCGCTCGGAACCTGCGGCTGGGCGGTACGGCCAGCCACTAACTCAACCAGCTGGAACATTGTCAGGATGAAAGGGCTGATGATGTCAGGCGGCAACGTAAAGAGCGGTTTTGGCCGTATCGTGAGACGTGTTTCGCGTCAGACCTTCGATATTCAGTCAGAGGGCGTATCGGGCGTAAAACTCCCCGTCATCCCGAACTTTTATTAATCAGGAGTAGGCAATGTCTGCTGGAACTATTTCCATTCAAAATAATGCAGCGGCGGTGGCCGGCGCTGGAACGGCATTTACCACTGAATTATCCGCGGGTGACTTCATTGTTATCACCACCGGTGGGGTGACCTATACGCTGCCGGTGAAATCTATTGAGAGCGACACCGCACTGACTCTCGCCAGGAACTACAACGGACCGGCAGTCACCGCTGGCGCATGGACGGCAATGCCGCGGGACACCATGAACCGTATCAGCGGACAAATGGCAGCGGATACGGCCTACGCTATTCGCCAGCGCGTTCTGGAAATCGACAACTGGTATCAGCTGCTGGAAGTCAACGGCGATGTAACCATTAAAATGGCTGAC